CGAAATCTGCCCCGACTTTCCCGCCTCCACAATCAATTGCACCTGCCCCAGCAGGCACTCGATGAACATTGCCTTGGCCACCCCATGACGGCGCCCGATGTTCTGCGCGATCGGGTACAGATAAGCAATCACGGCCTCGTACTTCTCCACGACCGCCATCTGCTCATGGCTTTGCGCATATTCTTTTTCCGGCTCCATGTCCAACCCCTCGGCGGCTGTCGCCGCCTTCAAGCAAGATCCAAGTGGTCACAGACGCCGCGCGCCCCGATGTCGTTGCCCGAGGCCGCGGGCGAGAGGCTCCAGATCGACGCGCGCGAACCGCAGACCGAGCCGTAGCCCCAGTAGCCCCCGCAAAGCACGGCGTTGGGCAGCAGATAAGTGCTGCCGCGCCCGCCGGTGTTCGCAGCCCAGCTGGCGGCCTGCTGCCCACCGCCCTGGTCGCGCCCCCAGCACCACATGTTGCCGCTGGCCTGCATCACGCCCCAGCGGCTGGTGTGCGCGGCGTCCAGCTTGGTGGTCACCGGGTCGGTGGCCCCGGTCACAGGCGTCGCTTCGGTGGTGCCAAAAGCCAGGGCGGCAAACTCGGCGTAGTTGGGCAGCCGCTTGCCGTGCGCGGCCATCACCTCGCTGGCCACCCACCAGTTGCAATTTGGGTAGGCCACAGCCCCATCGCCGCCGAAGTTCGGCGGCACCTTGGGTGGCGCGGAACCATCGGCAATCGTCGCGCCGAACACCGATGTACCGCCTACAGTGTGATTGACCCCCAGCAAGTAGATGTCGGCCCAGAAGTTGCCGGCCACCAGCGTCATGCCGCGCGGGTCGCAGCAGGCCGGGCGCCACTTGAGATCCCAAAGGCTGTACTCATTGATCGACGGCGTGCTGTCGCCGCCGGCCTGGGCGGGCGCGTTGCCGCCGGGGGCGTAGTGAAAGCCGCCAAGACGACGCCAATCGCCCGCGCCCGGCGCGGCAACAAAGTTGCTGCTGGCCGTGGCCACGCCTTCGGCGCTCACCCACACCGCATAGTCGCTGCCGGCCACCAGGGCCGGCATGGCCACCGGGGTGTCCACGGCAAAAGACACCAGACGCCCACCCACGCCCAGCAGCGTACCGGCACGCACACTCAAAGCCGCCGGGCCCGTTTTGACCAGCAGCGGCCCGTGATGCCCGGGCGGTGCCTGCAACAGGCCCTGCACCAGGGCGCCCCCGGCGCCGCCCTTGAGCACCGCCAGGTTGAAGGGGTTCAGCAGCGTCATGCCAGCGCCCCGTCCACCAGGCAACCCGGGCCCGCCAGGCGGCGCACACGGTATTCGCCGTCGCCGTAAACCACCACCTGCTTGCGCTCCCAGCTCAGCGTGGCCATCTCGTCCCAGGCGCCGTCGCTCATCTTGCGGTCAACGTACACCGTCCAGTAGATGCTGCCGTCCGCACCCACGCGCGAGGCGCCTGCCAGCGTCATGGTCTGGCCGCCCGCCAGTGTGAAGCTGGCGCTGGTGGCGGCCGTGCCGCCAGCGGTCAAAAGGTTGGTCACTGCCATGTCAAGAGCCCCTCTGCATCACGTGGTGTAACTGGTACACATCGGCAAACAGCAGCACGCCGGCGTCGTAGTCCAGCACGCGCCCGCTCTGCCAGCCCAGCACGCGCACGCCCGGGTGCGCCGGCTTGTGGCCGATCAGCGCCGCGCGAACCTGGCCGATCAGCTGGCGCGCCTGCTCCTGCATCTGCTCGCCGCGCGCCTCCTTGTAGTGGCGCAGCGCCAGCACCACGCCAAACTGCGCCTGCGCCTCCTGCGCGCACACGCCGATGCTGGCGGGCACCCGGCCGGTGTTCGTTTCCTCGGCGAACACCACGTAGGCGCTGGGCGTTCGAAAGCTCGCCAGCTCCTGCACCGCCGCATAGTCCGCCGCGCCGCCCACCAGGTGCAGTGCCGGCACCTGCTCGCGCAGGCGCGCCACGATCAGGCCGGTGTCGAAGGGCTCGAAGCTCATGCACCCGCGCCCCTTCAGCGAAACGCCCTGAGCTGACCGCGCCCAAACGTCGGCGCCGCGCTCTCGAAGCGCGCATCCAGCTGGTTCACCGCCACCGCGTCATTGGCGCCGATGCTGAAGTGGCCGTCGGCCGTCTTCTGCAGCAGGCCCAAGGCGTCCTTGTAGGCCCGCGTGATCGGGTCCTTGCCATCGCCGGCCAGCCGGTTCTTGTGCAGGGCGTGGCGCGCAATCGCGCGGCTCCAGGCCGCCACCAGGCGATGCACCGGCGCCACCAGGGGCAGCGCATAGCCGCGCTTGGCCAGGTAGCCGTCGATCACCGCATCGGCATCCATCACCGCATCGTCGATGCGCGCCAGCGCCCGCTGCGCCGCCGCCACGTCGGCCGGCGGCCAGGCGCTCACGTCCTGCCCGCGCAGCAGCGCGGCCAGCAGCTCGGCGGCCACCGGCGGCGCCTGCTCGTCGCTGGCCACCTCGGCCAGCTCCAGGGCGCCGGGGTTGTCTGCAAGTTCTGCGTGCGTGACGTAGGGCATGGTGCTTGTTTAAAGTGCCGGGGCTCTTCCAAACCCTTCCCGTTATCCAGCCCCGGCATGAGGTTGGCGGTGTAGTGATTCATCAGCTCCCCGCCGCAGAGAAGCACACCCGCGGCGGATCAACGCTTTCGCTTGGGGGTTTTCCTTACAGCCAGTCGGCCACCAGCAGATCCAGCGAGCCGGCCAAGTCGTTGCTCACCTGCACGCCGCCGTCACTCACCAACTCAGCGTTCAGCAACCTCTGCGCCGTAAAGCGCAGCGCCTTGGGCACCACCAACATGTTGGGGGCAATGCCCAGCGGGCGGCCGTGGTCGCCGGTCTGCGTTTCCATGGCGGTGATGGCGGCCTTCAGGTTGTCCGCATCCAGCGCCTTGTTGCTGCTGTGCGCCAGTTGCCAGAAGCCAAAGCCCACGTTGCGCCGAGCGTCCACGCCGTAGAGGTACTCGCCGCGGCTGAACACGTTGTCGTCCGTCTCGGCCGTCAGGCTGACAAAGTTGGGCTCCTTGCGGCTCTGGTAGATCAGGGGCTTGAGCGCGCGGCGCGTGTCCAGCAGGTACCAGTACTGCGTGCCGGCGCCGCTGTCGCTCACGTTGCTGACCGCCACCTCCTTGCCCTTTTCGTTGATCACCGGGTGGGTGGCGGCAAAGAAGGGTTGGCCGTCAAAGCACAGCGCCGTGCGGCCGTTTTTCAGCAGGCCAAACACCAGCTGGTCGGGGTGCGCCTGGGCGGCGCGGCCCATCTCGGTCATCAGCGGGCTGTAGACGCCGTAGTGGTCGTCCTCGATCGCGGTGCGCGGCACACCCACCGTCAGCTCGAACGGGCGGTTCTTGATGCTGTAGCCGTGGTTGCCGATGGCGTGCACCACCCGGTCGCCCAGCCATTCGCGCAGGCCCGGCAGCGCGCCCAGCCAGCCGTATTCCTCGGTGCCCGTGGTGCTGGGCACCGTGGTGGCAATCTGCCCGTACTGACTGGCCGCCTGGCCCAGGCCGGCCTTGAAGGCCGCGTTAAACGCCACGTACAGCGTCTTCAGGTTCGCGTTGTTGATCAGCATGCTTGTTTCCTTGTCTGCAAATGCCTTGCCTCAGGCGCCAATGCGCACCCACACGCCGGCGTCATCCACGTCCACCACCGTGCCGGCCTGCGGCCGCTTGTTGGTGTCGCTGCCCTTGGCCACCGTCACGTCATCCAGCGCGTAGCAGGCGGCGCCGATCTCGGTGCGCGCGACGGCGTCGCCGGCGCTGGCGTTGTCCAGGCGAAACACGCCGCGCGCGCCCGCCACGTTGGCCTGGCCGTCGGCCGTGGCGGCGCGCTTGATCGCCACGCCGCGCACCTTCAGCGTGGTGGCGCCGGCCTGCGCGGCCGCCGGCACGGCGTTGCCGCTGGCGTCCAGCATGTACATGGCGCCGGCGTAGATGGTGGTGCTGGCCGCCAGTGGGTCGACGTAGCGATGGCCTTCGCGCTCGGGCGTGGCACGGTCCTGGGTTGCGGGCATGGTCTCGGGCTCCTTCGGTGGTGGGATTCAGGCGCGGGCGGCCGCGAAGTTCTCGGGCGTGATGCCGCAGGCCGCGGCCACCGCCAGCTCGGCCTCGCTCAGTGGCGCCGGGGCATTGCCGGCCGGCGGCTTGCCGCCGGTCTGCGCGCCCGTGAGCGCCGCGATCGGCTGACGCACCGCCAACAGGCTCTTGAGCGAGGCCAGGCCCTCGGCCGTCTTGGCCAGACCGGCGGCCCAGTCCTTTTCGGCCGGCAGCAGGCGGCCATCGGCCAGGGCCGGGGCCAGCACGTCGGCCACGTCGCGCTGGTGCTGGCTGGCACTCAGCGCCGCCAGGCTGGTTTTCAGCTCTTGCACCACGGCCACAGGCACGTACTGCGCCGGATCGGGCTGGCCGGGTTGGGCCTTCAGCGCCGCCACGGCCGCCGTCACGGCAGCGGCGTCCGCGCCATCGGCCAGGCCCAGGTCTTTGCGCGCGGCGTCGGCCTGCGCCTTTAATGCGCTGCACGCGGCCACGGCGCCGGCCTCGTCGAGCGAGCCAGCGGCAACGCCCAGCATTGCCAATAGTTGTTGAAGCAAATTCACAGTGGTCTCCGTTGAGGGGGAAGGGTTGAACCGCGCACTGGCAGCGGCCATCAGGTCGATGGCTGCCATGCCGGCAATGGCGGGGTGGTTGGTCAGCGCGCCCATCAGCACGCGGCGCACCGCGCCGCTGCCGCGCTCGTACTCCAGCACGGGCGAGAAGTAGCGGTATTCGCCGGCGGCCACCAGCTGGCGCGCGCGCTCGGTCAGCTCGACCTCGGCAAACAGGCCGCGCCCCTCGATCCAGCGCAGGCCATGCATCCAGCCGGCGGCGGGCGCGGGCTGGCCGTTGTCCTGGGTGTAGAGCGTCTGGTGTTCGTAGTCGATCACCGGCGGCTGCGCGGCGCTGAACGCGCTGATCACGCGCCGCGCAATGTCGGCGTTGATGCGCCAGGCCGGCACGTCCATGTCGCGGCCGTCGCTGGGTGCGAAGTCCTGCGCTGGAGTCACCTGCAGCAGCACGCGCGCCGGCGCCGCGGCGTCAATGGGGGTCAGGGCCGCGTCAAAGCTGCACGGCGCAATCGCTACCGCGGCACCCGCCGGCACGTCGGCGGCCTTCAGGGCGACAAGGGCAGTGGCAAGAGGGTGCTTCGGGGGCATGGCGGCATCTTGTCCGGGCCGCCCCAGGGGTGCGCAGTAAAACGCTTTACTCTTTTGGCATCACCCGGCGCCACCGGCTGGATTGCCGCGCTGCGCTCGCAATGACGGCCGGCGTGCCACCGGCTGGGCGTGGCCGCTGGATTGCCGCGCTGCGCTCGCAATGACAGCCGGCGCGCCACCGGCTGGGCGTGGCCGCTGGATTGCCGCGCCGCGCTCGCAATGACGGCCGGCGTGCCACCGGCTGGGCGTGGCCGCTGGATTGCCGCGCTGCGCTCGCGCAATGACGCATCAAACCGCGTCGTCGTCCAGGCCCGGCAGCCGCCCCTGGCGCCGCTCGAACTGCTCCAGCCGCCAGGCGCCGATGATCTGGCGCACGCGCATCTCGGTCAAGTCGTACTCGGCCGCCAGCTGCGCGTAGTTGTTGCCCCGGAACTTGCCGCACAGCTCGCGGTCGCGCGCACTCAGGCGCACCGCCACGCCCTTGGCCAGGTACACCGCGCGCCCGCCGATCTCGCGCGCCAGGTGCAGCAGCTGCGCCACCGCCAGCCGCGCCATGACCGCCAGCGCGGCGCGCCAGTCGGCATCGGGCTGGCGCTGGCCGCAACGCGCGTCCTGCATGGCCTGCGCCTCGAACAGGCACAGCGCCACCTCGCGCATGTCCGGCGTCAGCTCGGGCGCCAGCAGCGCCTCCAGCACATCGGCCTCGGCCGCGCTCAGGTAGCGGCGCGGGCTGGGCAGCTCGGGGGCATCCAGGCTCATGCGCGGGCGTCCCATTTTTTCAGCGCCTCGATCAGCTTGTCGAGCTGCGCCCAGTTGCAAAACCTCAAATCATCCATGCCCGTCTGGCGCCTGACCCAGGCGCGCAGGGCCCGCGCGCCGGGGTCGGCGATGCGCCCCTTGCGCGCCAGCGCAAGCCACAGCGCCCACACCTTGCGCTCCATGGCGCTGGTCTCGGTCTGCGGGCGCGGCGGGCGCGGGCTGGCCACGCCCAGCTTTTCTGCCAGGCGCTGCAGGTGATCGCGCAGCTGGCGCTGCTGCGCCTCGGTGCAGGCCTTGGCGCTGCGCGTGCCGGTCAGCTGCCACAGCAGCGCGCGGTAGTCGTCGTCGCTCAGGCCCAGCTTGGCCTTGAGCACGTGGATGGCGGCCAGGTGGCGGGCCACGTCAGGCCACCTCGCGCAGCAGCAGGCGCTCGGCGGGCAGCTCCAGCGTTTGGGCCAACAACTCGCCGTCTCCGGTGCGCGAGAGCGCCACCAGCTGACCCACGCGCCAAGCCAGGCCATGGGCGCTCCACGCGCGCCGCGCATGACGCACCACGCCGTCCGCGTAAACACGGCGAATAAACCAGCTCGATCCCGTCACCGCGTGCTTCGCCTGATAGGATCGCCACGCGGCCAAAATCTTGCGCCGGTCATCTGGCCAGACGCCGCGGCGCAGGTTGTGCACCGTGCCGCGTGACAGGCCCAGCGCGGCGGCGGCCTCGCGCACCGAGTGGCCGCGCAGAAAACCCATCAAATCGCCGGGGGCCGATTTCAGGCCGCTGGCGCCGTTTTCAGTCGCCGGACTACCGCTGACAGCCTCGGCGCACCGATCGGCGCTTGTACCCCTGTCAAAAACGTCCAACGGCCCGCCTGCGCCGGCCATCGGCTCTTGCGCACTGGTTTTCATCCCCGCGCCTCCCCATCGCGCTCGGGCGCGGCGCGCCAGAGCCCGCCGCCGCCGTGGCGCGTGCTCAGGTACATCAGGGCGCGCGGCACGCGGTCGCCCACCGTCGCCAGCCGGAAGTCTGCCCGCCCGCCGCTGGCATCGTGCAGCAGCAGCGCCGCGTCGCGCACCATGGCGCCGGCGCGGTTGTCGAAGGCGCCAAACGTCAGCACCTGGCGCCAGGCGCCCAGGGTGTTGACTTGCAGTTGCACCAGCTCGTCGCTCATGCCGCCACCCCCACTTGCGCGTTGTCGTCCTGCGTCACGTCCTTGATCACGGCGTTCACCGCCTTTTCGATCTCGCCGTCCACGCTCTTGATCAGCACCTCGTCGCAGTCGGCGGCCACGGTCACGCCCAGGCGCTTGAGCAGGCGCGCGTCCAGCTTTTCCAGCGCCTTGGCCACCGGGCGCTCGGTGCGGGCGATCAGCATCTCCTGCTGCTCGTCGGTCAGCTCGCCCGCGTCGGTCAGCTTCTTGATGCGCTCGATCAACTGCGCGTCGCAGGCCCAGGACATGCGGCCGGGCGACTTTTTCAGCCCGTACTTCAGGCCCGCCACCACGTAGCTGCGGGGCGACTTGAACAGCTCGGGGTTGGCCATGATCAGCTCGCTCAAGCGGTTGTGCTCGGCCGCCACCTGGCGCGCCACGCGGCGAATGTCGGGCAGCGCCCCGGTCTTCACGGTGTCGATGTGCGCCTGCAGCGTGCGCAGCAAGTCGGCCAGCGCCTGGCGCGTTTGGCTCAGGTGCTCGGCGCGTTTTTGAAAGTCGGCTTGCGTGGTCATTGGTCGGCTCCTTGGGATTGCGGGGATGGGTTGGCGCGGGCGGCCTTGGCCCGCTCGATCTCGGCGAGCATGGCGCGCACGGTGGGGCTGGGGCCGGGTGGGGCGGCGGCGGCAACCCGCTCGCCGGCCGTGGCCATGGGCAGGGCCAGCGGCACCAGGCCCGGCACCACGTCCGTCACCTTCAGCGGCGCGCCCTTGGTGTGCGCTGCCCGCTGGGCGCGGCGCTGCTCTTCGCGGGTCTTCTCGGCGGCGGCCTCGTGCCGGTCGGCCATGCCCGCCAAAATGGCAAACAGGTAGCCGTGCCCCTTCATCGGCAGCTCCAGGCGGCCGGCATCTCTCTGGCTCAGCATCTGGTCGATGGCCTCGGCCCAGGCCGGCAGCGGCGCGGCCCAGTCGCGGCCCCTGTGGGCAATGGCGCCGCGCTCCAGCTCGGGCAGCAGCTCCAGCAGCAGCTTGATTTTTTTGCGCGCCGTCAGGCGCTGGCGCGCGGGCGTGAACAGTTGCACGTACTGCAACACCCTTGCACCCAGGGGGATGCTGACGGCCGCCAGCCGCGCCAGGGCGCGCTGGTCGGCTTCGTGGGCAAACAGCGTCATCAGGTCCAGCTCGGCGCCGCAGTTGGGGCAGGCCAGGTCGCTCATGGCGCCTCCTTGCGTGCGGCGCCGTCGATGCCGCGGCGCGGGCAGCGGGCAAAGTCGGTGGCGCCGGGGCGCGCGGGCTCCCAGCGCGGCGGCACCCAGGCCGGGGCGTGCATCACGTTGACCTGGCGCGGCGGCACCACCTGGCCCACCCAGGGCGCGGGGCTGGCCTGGGCCTGGTCGGTGTCGGGCGTGGCCTGGGGCGCGGCGCTGGGGGCCGGGGCGCTGGCAATGTCCTCCAGCGCGCCGGGGCGCGCCAGGGTACGCAGGCCGGCGGCGCTGAGGTGCCAGCGCGTGGCGTGCTGGCCCTCGTCCTGGCCGCGCAGCACCAGCCAGCCGGCGCGGCGCAGGCGCCCCAGGCGCTTGGACAGCAGGCCCAGGCGGGCGGCGCCGGCGTCGGCCAGGCCCAGCACGTCGGCCAAGTCATCGGCCAGCTCGGCCAGGCGCAGGGAGCGGCCAGCGGCGTGCAGGCGCCGGATGACCAGCGCGTCCATGGCCGGGGCCGGGCGCTCGTGGGCGGGCAGCAGGTGGCTGTAGTTGCGTGCGGCGCTGCTCATGCCAGCCCCTCGATCAGCAGGGCGGCGCCCAGCAGCAGCAGGGCCCAGCGCAGTGCGTGGCGCGCCAGGTGGGCGCGCAGGCGGCTGCCGCGCCGGTAGGGGCCGTGCACGGGGGCGCGCCAGGCCGGGGTTTTGAAGGCTTCGTCCAGCGTGCGGGCGTAGTGGCGGGTGGTGTCGTTGCGGCAGGTGCAGCCGGGGCCGGGGCGGCCATGGCACACGCCCAGCTCATGACAGGGGCGCGGGGTGCTGGCTTGCTGGGCCTGGCTGTGCAGCCATTCCTGGTGGATGGCATTCATGCGGCACCTCCCTTGCGCAGGCAGATGGCGCTGACGGCGCGCGCGCCGGGCCAGTCGGCCAGGGTTTTCAACACGGCCTCGCAGCCGTCGCGGTAGATGCCCTGCAGGCGCAGGCGCTGGCCGGTGCCCAGCGTGACGCGGATGATGTAGGCGTGCATGGTGCGTGTCTCCTTCTCGGTGCTCAGCAATGGGTGATGACGGCCGCGTCCACGCGCGGCGCGCCCACGGCGGCGGCGGCGTTCATGGCGCGGGCCAGCAGGTTGTGCACGGCCAGCGGGTAGCAGGTGCTCACGGCCCCCTCGCCCGGCATGGCGCCGCGCGGCGTGCGGATCAGCCGCTGGCGCAGCGCGCCGAAGGCGTCGGCGGTGAAGACGTCGGCCTCGGTCAGCTCGAAGCGGCCGAACTTGTGCGCCACATAGGCCTCCAGTTCGTTGTCCAGCGGCGGCAGCTCGACCACCTCGCAGCGCTGCATCACCTCGCGCACCTCGGGGTTCTGGCTGTGCAGCACGTGGCGCAGCTCGGGCTGGGCGATCAGCGCCACGCCGATGACGCGCGCCATGCCGTCCTTGAGCTCCAGAAAGCGCTTGAGGTGCTTGAGCGTGGCCAGCGGCAGGCAGTGCGCCTCCTCGATCAGCAGCAGGTGGCGGCGGCCCGCGCGGCGGCTGGCGCGCAGCAGCTCGTGCAGCTGGGCAAAGCGCGCCTGCGGGCTGCTCTTGATCTTGAGCTGCGGGTCCAGCGCGTAGGCAATGGCCTCGGCAATGTGCGTGGCGCGCAGCGTCTTGCCCTTGCTGTCGCTGGCCTCCATGGCCAGCACGTAGGGCTTGATCACCAGCACCTCGCGCCCCTCGTCGAGGATGCGCTGCTCCAGCTCTTCGACCAGCGTGGTCTTGCCGGCGCCGGACTCGCCCACCAGGGCGATGAAGCCGTGGTTTTGCGCGGCGTCCATGAGGGCCGCGCGGGCATAGCGCACGGCCGGGCTCTGATACACGTCGTCGCGCGTCTGCACGTCGTCAATGAAAGGGCTGCGCGGCAGCTTGAAGTGCTTCAGCGCGGTGGCGGTGAGGGGGGTGTTTTGCAGTAACATGGGCTCTTCCTTCTCGGTTGGGTTTTGGTTGATTTCGACTGGGGTGGAATCCAGCGCCCTGCAGCCTGCAAGCTGTGGGGCGCTTTCTTTTTTGCGGGTCATCGCAGCGGCCCGCGCGCGGCGGCATCGGCCTCCAGCTCGTCCGCGCAGGCGCGCAGCAGCTCGGCCACGGGGCCATGCAGGCGCAGCTGGCTGGCAAACTGGCCGACGATCCGCGCGCAGGCGCCGATCACGTGCACGGGGTCAAGGCCCTCACTCTTGCTGAGGGCATCCAGCAGCAGCAGGACCACGGGATCGACCGGGGATGGCGCGTCGGCGCACTGAGTGGTTTGCGGGTTCATGGCATCTCTCCTTGGGGTTGGGGGTTCATTCATGGGTCGCATCGCTGCCCACCACGCGCAGCCGGCTGCGCGCCTCCAGGCGCTGGCGCAGGGTGTCGATCTGGTCGTCGGGCACCTGGCCATCGGGGTACCACTGGCCCAGCAGCGCATACCGATCGGCGCCCATGGC